ATAATTAAATCTCCAGTTCCAACATCATCTATTCTTGAATGAGAACCATCATGATAAATTTCTAAATCTCCACTAGTACCAAATTTTGCTTTATCGTTATCTGCAAAAAGAATATCATTTCCATTACTTGCTAAATCTCCACCAAGTTGAGGCGTGGTATCTTGAACTACATCAGTTATACCAGTGCTTATTCCACCAACTTGTGCATCAACATAAGTTTTAATTGCTTTGGCAGAAGCTAAAGTATCATCACTACCAGATACACTTGAAATGTTGGTATCAAGAACTCCAGAAGCTAAATCAGCAACTTCAAGATTTGTAATTGAGTTACCTGTACCATTGGCATCTATAGTTTTATTTGTAAAAGTTTGTGTTCCTGCAAGGGTAGCAACTGTTCCATCTATATTTAATGTTGCAGCTCCACTTGTAGCTCCTCCAGATAATCCTGTACCTGCAACAACTGAAGTAATATCACCTGTCGGTACGGTTGCGACTTGAGTGTCAACATAAGATTTAATAGCTTTAGCTGAAGCTAATGTGTCGTCACTTCCAGATACACTAGATAAATTTGTGTCTAAAACTCCAGATTTTAAATTATCAACTTCAATATTAGAAACAGTATTGTTATCTACATCTATAGTTTTGTTAGTTAAAATTTGTGAGCCAGTTAATGTGGCTACTGTATTATCAATCGAAATATCATTAGCATTTGCAGTAATACCTGTACCACCTATTACATTAAGAGTAGCTGCGCCTGCTGTAGCACCACCAGTTAAACCTGTTCCAGCAATTACTTCTGTAATATCACCTTGAGTAGTATTTAAAGTTTGCCAAGCGCTACCGTCATAATATTTAAGTACGGATGAACTTGAAACAAAAGCTAAATCACCTGCATCTAAACTTGTTGTAGGGTCATTAACTGAAATTCTGTATCTGTTTGCAAATGAATTAACATCAACAATGTTACTTGCAACTGTTGACATATTAGTAACATTTGAAGTGGTTCCTAATATACCCATGTCAGTTATTACTGCTGACACTCCAAGTAATGCTATTTGAGAAGCAACTGGAGCTAATGTATTAATGTTAGCTTTATCTGAAGTTGATAACCAAGTATTTTCTAAATAATGTTTTGTAACTGCATCTTGTGCGTTTACTGGATTAGCAACATTTATAATTCTTTTATTGTTAGCATCATAAACATTACTATTATTTAAACTTAAATTAGAAGCTACATTATCTGAAGTTTCTTGTGCTATATAAAAGTTTTGGTCTGCTGATTGGTCTAAGTCTGCTGAAGTTAATACAGAACCATCTTGGAAATCTGTAAGTCTTTGGTTTGTTGGGGTAAATCTTTGAATAAGAACTGTAGCACCGTTTGCAGGTGTACTTGAAAGTGTAACTGAGCTAGATGTTGGAAATGTAATACCAGCATCCTCAACTCCATTTACAAAAGCCTTGATATGGCTTTCTAAAATGTAAGGAAAACTAAACGAGAAAGTGGGCGTACTACCATTTGAGGTGTACGTCACTCTTGCTAAAAATGACATCTATATATCTAAACTGTCCTGTTTTGCTTATTTGGTTTGTTCTATGAAATCATAAATACCCTTGTCCATACCTTTAGGATATTGATTAGTTGCTCCGCTAATACCTTTAATTAAATCTTTTTGTATGTAAGCACTAGCTAAATTTATATCTGGGTTTTGTATTGATTTAAATTTATCGTTATATTGAATTTCGTTAAAAGCTAAATCTCTGTAGAATTTAACTTTCTTGTACATCATAATTTGTTTACCGCCTAAGTTTTGTAAATTTTCATCAATTGTAACTTTTGCTGGTGCATTCTGATAATCCTCTTGTTGTATCAGTTCTTCTAATGATTGTCTTAATCCAGATTTTGCAATTTTTTCATTAAACACTTCAAATGCAGTTTTACCAAAATCAGGGTCATTTTTATCTGTTACTTTAAATTGTGTAAGGTCTATATCTTTTCTAATTTTATCTAATCTAGGAATAACAATTTCATCTTTTATAATAGCTTCAGCAAGTTTATCTTGCTTCATTTCTTTTATAGTAAATGGATTTATTGCATTATTAATAAATCTAAATACAGCATTTTCTTGATATGCAATTGGCTCACCTAAAGGATTGTATCTTTTAGGTAAAACTCTTGAATTAATTTTCTTTTTAATACTGTTCATTAATCCTTCAGTTTCTCTCATGTAAGGGTCATTAGCTGCTTTTGATAAAATGTTAGGAACATAAGAAGCAATTTTATTATTAAACCACCATCCGCCTTTACCTTCAACAGCTTCCCCATCAAATGACTTAACAAAATCAGTTAATGCTCTTAAATATGTTTTAGATGCAATATTTTTATACATTGATTTATAACTTCCAACTGCAAAGTTTTGCATTTTATCTATAGTACCTAAGTCTTCTTCAGGTGCACCTTCCATTTGTCTTACTACTGAAGCAAGTAAGTTATTTTCAATTTGTGCTTTTTCTTTTTCATTAATATCTTGATAGATATTTGTTAAATCAGCAGCAAAACCAATTAACATTCCTATTGGGTCTAATCTTCCATATTGTATCCATTTATCAGTTCCAGGAATTTTAAATGCATACTCGACCATACCTTGTGATTGTTGTATTTCTCTAATACTTGGGTCTGGATGGTATCCACCAGTAATGTTGCCAGATTGCGTATACATAGCTATTGAACCTAATAAAACAGTTCCAGTTGCTATTCTTCCTCTTGTTTCTGCAATTCTTCTAGCGTCTCTACTTGCTCCTGTAAAATTACTACGAGTTTCTTTACCAAATAAAGATAACGGAGTTCTTTCAATTGCTTGTATTGCAAGGTTAGAAGGAGTTTTAACAAACGGTAAAACTTGTTTTAAAAATGGAGCTTCATTAGTTGCATCCTGAACTTTACCTAAAACACCATCTAAGTCTTTTGTAAAAGTAACTTCTTGTGCATATCTTGCAGCATCTTTATCAATACCAATTAAACCAGTTTCATCAAAACCTTGTCTAAATCTGGTAGCAACCATTTGGTCAAATTCTGTTATATCTTTACCATTAGGTAGCTTACCAACTATTTTAGTTCTTGATGCTCCAGCTTCTAATGCTTCTCTAATAGATACTTCACTTAAATAACTTCTGTATGCTAATTGTTTAAAAAATTCATCTGTAGCAGTCAAACCTCTTAATGGTGTTCTAATAGTTTTTGCAATTTTACCTGTACCTAAAGATTTTGTATTTGTGTCAAATTTTGTACTGCCTCCAAATAAAATACTATCTTCATCATTAAATGCTTTTTTCATATAAGCAACAGCATCACTTAAATAGTTTTTGTAACCACCCATAATTGCTGCACCTACTTCATATTGTGCTTTTACTTGTTTCGCTGTTTGTGGGTCTAATCCCCAAGTTAATTTTGAACCAATCATTAAATCAATTGGTTTTAAATACATATTAACACCTGTAGAAATACCATTAACCACTTGTGTTTTAGGTAATGATAATACTGCTGACATCCATAATTCATTTGCCATATTCCAACCTTTACCTTTAAAGATTGAACCAATTACTCTTTGAATAACATTTTTATCTTTAGTCATTGATATAGCTTTTTTGAAATCAGCAAAGTTACCATTCCAGGTATCCATATTTCTTACTAATTTAAGAATTGCATCTGAACCTAAATCATATTCAGTAACAGCATCTTTTAAAACGCTTCGTAATCTTAAACCTCTACCAAGATTAGATGTAACTTTTTCATCAAATCTCATAAGTCTCATCAACAATGCAGTTGTAAGTTTCATATCATTATCAGTAAACTTTCCATCTACATCTTTAACTTGCTTGTATAATGCATCAGCTAAATTCTGTTGTATTTGTTGTGATGCATACATATATCTTAGGCCACCTTGTAATTTATCACCTAATTGTCCTAACATTTTTGTAGTTTGGATTATATCACCACCATGTTTTCTAGCTTGGTTCTCAATAATTTTATCACTCATTACGTCAAACTGTCTTTCACTTCTAACTACTTTTTGTAGAGCTTCTAAAACAATCGTACCAAAGTTACTATCTGCGTATGCTCTTGGAGATAATTTAAAATCTAAACTTTCACCTAAATTTGTTCTCCAATCTAAAGTCTTTTTAGTTCCACCA